GAAGGTGATAAGTTTAGGTGCATTTTCATGTCGACGCCAATGCCGTCATTTAAACAAGAGGAAGACGATGATTAGCTATTCGCTAGAGGACCACATGCAGTATGTGGAAACAAGAATGATTCGCATCTGCGGACTAGCCGGAGTTTCGGATATGACCGTAACCGAGGAAAACTATAAAACTGTCAAAAGCGGGCTAAGGTCAAATCTCACCCCTGCAGAGTACAACCGGGCATACGGGGAATTGCGTCATCTATATTTTGCAAAATTCCTTGCGCCATTAATCGAGGAGGCAACAAATGCCTAATTTCACAATTGAGGAAATGTCTCGCATTGCCAGGTCCATGCACACTAGGGCCAACGGTGACTCTGCCCCAGTTCTTTCTGATAACGAACTGAAAAATATCTATGTCAAGATGCGTCAAGTATATGACTCATCAGGCATACCATTAGAGCGCGTTATTTTTGTAGACGAGTTCCATTCGTTCATTCTCGGCTCAGACGACAATGCAGAATTCAGAAACCTAATTGCTGCATGTGTAGACATAGTCGAAGCCCTTGTGAGAATGCGCCAACCGCAGAAAATGTTTGTTGTTGGTGCCCTAGAAAGCCTAACAAGGGTTGCCCCATATATTGACGAAGTTACCGTCTTAAATACGATTATCACACAAAGTGTGTGCAAGTATTCAGATGTTTCAATTTTTGATAACTTTACAACCGTCAATTATTCTGATATTGCCTCTCTTGCTGGAACACAGGATATGGCTCTCGTTTATTGTCAGTCTCTCGGTTTTAACGAGCATCTGCTAGATGCTGTCATCTCTTCACTGAACAGCAATGGTGTTTTGGTTGTTTCAAATGCTTCAGATTTGGGGAATCTCTATGAAAACGGGGATGAAACTGGCGCATATCTAGTACATCAGCAGATACTAAACTCCGGGCTGTTCACTTCTTTCCACATCCCAACACAGATAGCGTTTACCGTATATGTCAAACATGGTGACTAACCAAGACCTAACAAACATTCGCACAAATGGAATTGGTCAAAAGCCGCAATCAGTAGCAATTGTTGGCTCCGGCACTGCCGGTCTTATCGCATCCTTGCTGCTCAGAAAAGCCTTTCCGCTATCTGAAATAACCGTAGTTTCTTCATCAAAGATTGGAATAATCGGCGTTGGTGAGGGCTCCACTGAGCATTGGCGCCAGTTCATGGATATATGCGAAATCCCTTTGGAGGAAATGATTGTCGCCACATCCGCCACCCATAAATATGGGATTAGGTATGAAAACTGGTGCAATAAAAATCCAGACTATTTTCACAGCGTTGGGGCCGTAGACGACATCTTTGCTTTTGGTCTCTATGGAACCTACATGGGATTAATGGAGCAGGACAGATTATTTACCCCAAACACATCAAGCGTTGGAATCATAAAAGATAAAATAAGCCGTAATGGACTGCACTCAAGTACGAATCAGTTTCATTTTGACACGTTTAAGCTAAACGAGTATTTTATTTCACTCGCATTCAAGCGTTCTGTCAAGTTTGTCGATGGAGATGTTTCGGAAGTATTGGTCAACCCGGAAAATGGGAACATTAAGTCAATAAAGACTGCACAAGGCGATGAAGTCAATGCAGATTTTTGGTTTGATGCGAGTGGATTTAATAGACTTTTGATGACAAAGCTAGGCAACACAGAATGGGTTTCGTTTAATAAGTATCTTCTTAGCAACACAGCGATACCTTTCCCAACTGAAAGTGACCCAAATGGGAAGATACGGCCATACACCAGAGCAAGGGCTGCTTCTTCGGGGTGGATGTGGGAGATTCCTACTCAAGAGCGTCGAGGAAACGGTTATGTATTCTGTTCCGAGTTTTTGGCACCGGAACAGGCAATCGCTGAAGCAGAAAAAATGACCGGATACAAAGTAGAAAATCCGCGAATAATTTCATTTGATGCCGGATATTTGAGAAATTCATGGGTGAAAAACTGCATAGCAATAGGTTTAGCTTCTTCTTTTGTCGAGCCACTTGAGGCGACAAGCATTGGTTCGACGATTCAACAAGTTAGGCAGTCAATTCCATATATTGCATCCTACGCACCGGGACACACGGCGTCGCAAAAACATTTCAATAAGGGTTTTGACAAAATGATGCGCAACATACTGACAATGATTAGGCTTCATTATTATACCGACAGACAAGATACTCCCTTTTGGAAAGAAATGTCGAACATGCCAATAAATGAAGAGTTGCAAGAATTGATAGAGCTTTGGTCAGAAAAACCTCCGTCACGTTATGACTTCGAATCAAATTCAGGAGAAATGTTCCAAGCTCCACACCTGGCCCACGTGGCCCAAGGCCAGGGAATAATAAGCAAAGATGCCTGCACTCGCGCTATGAATATGATGGCCATACGTGAACAGGTATTTTACGAAATTGATAAAATGCGACAGGGCAGACACAACCATGAATTAGTTGACCACGCAACCGCTTTAAGAGAGCTTTCGTCTCCCGATGAAGAATGGTTGTACAAATGAGCCATAAGCTCCCCCCTGTAAAACCCGGTCAAATTAGATTTACTCCAGTTGACAACAGAATGATGGAGTTTCCGCCATTCGTAAACAGCGTTACCAATCAGCCTTCATGGTTTAAAAGAATTGGGAAACATCAAGGCTCCATCAGGCGCTGCGCAGGGACAATCGATTATCTAGGGGCAGGTGTAACCCTTCCCCTTTGGACAAACTACCGATTTAGACCAGATTCTCATGGAGCTTGGGAGACGGGCGGGGATGACTTCAGCCCCCAGGCTGGTATCAACAACGTTCAGGGCTTTGCTTATGAGTCAACCGGCTCGTGTCCAGTAACCGATATGAGGCAAATAGAAACAGGGCAGTATCCGAAACTCGTGAACCCCTGGAGATTCGAGACTGCGCCTGGGTGGTCAACCATTCTTCTGCCTATTCACTGGGAGCCGAATGAAAACTTCTCAGTTCTTCCGGCAATAATAAATACAGATTATTACCACCTGGCCAACATCGTTCTAAACATAACGGGGAATGCCCCATTCTCCATAAAAGTCGGAACACCAATTGCACAGTTGATTCCGTTTAAGAGAGACTCAGATTTTGAGGAAATCGTTTTCAACGATGAGTCCTACTTTAAATACGTCGCCACTACTGGTTTTGGGATGGGGCACATAGCGCCACATGATGGAACGGCGGGTCCATACAGGCGCGAACGCATAAAGGTTGATAAAATGTTGAGCGAGTGCCCTATAAATGGTGGGAAAAAAAGATGGAAAATATTCAAAAAGAAGTAGTCGTGTATAGCGATGTTGAAATCGTGGAACTGGCAATGCTAGAGCAGTTTGCCAAACACCACCTTGGTGGTGACGTTGATACGACAAAAGCCGCCATAGACAGTATCAGAAAAGAAAAAGAGCAAGGAAGTCATAAATCATGAGAATTCAGATATATGGCTGGCCACTTGCGCCGTTTGATAAGCCAGCGACAACACAGGAAGAGCTATTGGCTGCTTTGCGTCAGATGAGGGATGTTTTGTTAAAAGAAAGCGATTGGACTCAATCACCGGATTCCCCACTGTCTGATGAAATAAAAAATGACTGGAGAATCTGGAGACAAGGGGTTCGGGATATAACAAGTACTGTTGAGAGTCCATTGCCATATGTCGTAGACCTAGGTCCATTACCTGGGCAGGGCGTCCCTGCAACTTGGGCAAACTGGGATATTGATGCATTTGAGTCAACATGGTCAGCAATGACTAGCGAACAAAAGCTCGCACAGCAGGAGGACCGGAATGCCGAGAACTAAATTTGCCGTAAAGGACGGGATTACCGTATCGACAGACTCTGTTCCTGCTGGATTTGAATTGATACCTCCGGGTGCGATGATGCCGTATGCAGGCTCGTCTGCCCCCGACGGTTGGCTGCTATGCGATGGTTCTACATATTCAAGAACAACCTATGCAAACTTGTTTGCAGCAATATCAACCACATTTGGAGCTGGCGACGGAAGTACAACATTTCATGTTCCAAACACAAAAGGACGAACGCTAGTTGGGGCCGGTCAGGGTTCTGGCGGTGGCACCTCTGCGTCATCCGGGGCAATATCGGGCGGCTCTACTCTTACCAATAGGGCATTGGGCTCTTGGTATGGAACAGAATCCGTAACGCTAGTGGCCAACAATATGCCGGCGCACGTCCATGGCCTTAATAGCCATACCCACAGTGCCAGCCATGCCCATACTGTGGGAACAAATACGGGAAATAGTGGTGGTACATCCACCAGTACGACCACCGCATCTGCAGGAATAGGCTCTCCCAGCCCCAGCGGAACAGAGTCGGTATCGATTAATCACAACCACAGCGTCGACCACACCCATTACTCAGCCGGCTATCACGAGCATAGGCTTTATTTTGTAACTGATGCCGGGTCGGGAACGGCAAGAGCCAGGGTTTCGGCATCGGGCCAAAACCTTTCCAATTATGGAATATCGGAGTACGAAGGAAGCCATCAACATTCGTTCACAAACGGCACCTCTGGCGACTCAAACCCATACCACAACCATGGCATGTACGACCATAGACATAGTTCCGACCATTCGCATGGTGTCAATAGCCATACACATACGGTCACGGTTGATACAAACAACCTAACAACAGGCGGACCGAGCACGTCAAACACGACGGACGGTGGGTATACGGCCAGTTCCGCAGTTGAAAACATCCAGCCCATGCTTACGGTTAATTACATTATCAAGTATTAAGATGGTTTAATGCGTTTCCACGTAGTTTCACTACCACACACCAACACTACTGAAGAATTTACAGCCTGCGCTTATACGGAGAAGGTCCGCAAGTTCTGCATAATGATGAAGAACTTGGGCCATACCGTGTTTCTTTACGGTGGAGAGTTCAATGAAGCG